TCACACTGACGAGGCCGCCAAAGAGTTGTTCACGATCTACCAACACTTCTACAAGAACCTGCCTAATGAAATGCGCCCGAAGGCGATCAAGAACAGGCACAACGAACTGAACCTCGTCACCGGTTCCAAGATTAAGATCGGTAGCGCTGACTCCGATAGTTTCCGTGGGCAGACTTATCAATATATCCATGCCTCCGAGTATGCGTTCTGGTCCAACGTTGAGAAGACCATCGCCTCATTGTTTCAAACCGCAGATGCCAATGCCAGTATTGTCTTGGAATCGACAGCTAACGGTCTTAATGGAGCCTACGACCTGTGGGTCAATGACGCAGGCTACACCAAGATTTTCTTACCGTGGATGATCGATGATCGATGTCAGATTAGCAAGCCTCGTTTCCAAGATTACACAAAACTGGAGCGGGCATACAAACAAGAACACAAACTGTCGGATCAGCAGTTTAATTGGTTGGTGTACACACTTCGAGTTAAATGCGCCAACAACTGGCGTATCTTTCATCAAGAGTTTCCATCGTCGCCTGACGTTGCGTTTGTTACATCAGGGGATCGATTCTTCCCAGAAACGTACAGCGTCACCACAGCGAAACCCGGATACCATCAGTTCGAAAAACCCATGCAATACCACATCTATTCGATGGGAGTGGACACCGCTTCTGGTTCTCCTGGTGGGGACTTTAGCACTATTAAGGTTCTGGATGTCACCGACAAAAAATCCGTTCGGGAGGTAGCCGCCTTTTACGATCGGATCTCACCATCAGACTTTCGTGAGGAAGTGCTCAAGATTGCTCGAGAGTATAAAGCGCTCGCAGTCATTGAAAGCAACTCATACGGGTTATCCATTGTCGAGCACATGCGTGATGAAGAGTACTTCTCCATGTATCGTGATACCGCATACGATAAGACGAGTGGCGTATGGAAAC